TACTGTGTCATGTGCGTCAAAGCCGCGACCATTGCGGCATGTTCAAAAAGCACGTTGCCGTTCTTACCTCCATCATTTCTGACGAAGCTATTGCCAGCGGCGCAAGCCGTGTGCACTTGTTGCCTTGCGGATATTTTGAATCGATCGATGGCCGCCCTGGCAATGTTGCGGGCGTGACTGCGCAAAAGTGGCGCTTGACGATGGAAGACGCTTGGCCGCTCATCACGGCGCTGGCCAACAAAAAAACCAGCATGCTGTGCGACTACGAGCACCAAACCTTACTGGCCGAAAAGAACGGCTTGCCCGCACCTGCCGCTGGCTGGTGCAAAAAATTAGAGTGGGTAGACGGCCAAGGCTTGTTTGCCACTGATGTGCAATGGACTGATAAAGCCAAGGCGCACCTCAAAGCGGGCGAGTACAAATACATTTCCCCCGTCTTTCTCTTTGACAAAGACACGGGCGCGGTGACCGACCTCAAGCACTTCGCGCTGACCAATGACCCCGGCTTGGACTGCCTGCAGCCGCTGGTCGCCGCGCTGTCGCAACGATTTTCCCTCGACCCTTCCCTTGACCCCAAACACAATTTACCAAAGGAGCTTCCCATGAATCGAATTCTGGCCGCACTCGGCCTAGTAGCATCGGCAACGGAGGACACGGCGCTTACCGCGCTGTCCACCTTGCAAGGCCAAGCCGCGCAAGCGACTGGCAAGGATGCGGAAATTGCCGCGCTCAAAGCCAACCAGTTCGACCCGACCAAACACATCCCGCTCAGCGAGCACACCAAAGTAGCCGAGCAGTTGGCCGCTTTGAAAGCAACCGCAGACGCAGCCGAACAAGAAACCCTTGTGACGGCCGCCTTGGCCGATTGCCGCATTTTGCCCGCCAATGAGGCTTACTGGCGCGGTCAGCCGCTTGCCGTGCTCACCGCATTTTTGAAAGATGCGAAGCCTTTAGTAGCGTTGAAGGGTATGCAGACCAACGGCAAAGCGCCGGATGGTGACCCTACCAAAACCTCCTTGAGTGCTGAAGAGCTTGCAGTTTGCAAGACCACCGGCCTCACCCCTGAACAATTCACCGCAGCGAAAGGCGCTTAATCATGATCATCACATCCACAGCCCTCTTGGCTTTACGCACCGCGTACAGCTCTCTCTTTCAAACGTCGTTCACCGGCGCTGAAAGCATCAAAGACAAAGTGGCGACCACCGTGCCCAGCACGACGGCCAGCAACACCTTCGGCTGGCTTGGCCAATGGCCGGGCTTTCGCGAGTGGGTCGGCGACCGCGTGTTTAAAGACATGCAAGCCCAGTCGTACAGCATCACCAACAAAAGCTGGGAAAGCTCAGTGGGCGTAAAGCGCACCGACATTGAAGACGACAACTACGGCGTCTACAACCCGATGTTCGCCGAGATGGGCCGTGCTGCGAAGTGCCACCCTGACCAGCTGGTGTTTGGTTTGTTGAAAGCCGGTGAGGCGACGTTGTGCTACGACGGCCAAAACTTCTTTGACACCGACCACCCGGTTTACCCGAACGTGGACGGCACAGGCGTGCCGACCTTGGTCAGCAACGTGCAAGCCGGCGCAGGCGCTGCCTGGTACTTGATGGACGTGAGCCGCTCTATCAAGCCGCTGATTTATCAAGAACGCAAAGCGCCCGTGTTCACCGCGATGACGCGTGATGACGATGAAAAGGTGTTCTTGAGCAATGAGTACCGCTTCGGTGTCGATAGCCGCTCCAACGTTGGCTTCGGCTTCTGGCAGATGGCTTTCAAATCAAAAGCGGCTTTGACACCGGCTAACTTTGCGGCAGCATACGCCCAAATGGCCAGCCAAACTGCTGACGGCGGCCGCGTGATGGGCTTGCGTGCCACGGTGCTGGTTGTGCCACCAACGTTGCGTGAAGCGGCCTTGGCGATCACCAACGCGGACAAAATCAACGGCGGCGACACCAACGTCAACGCCGGCTTGGTTGAAACGCTCGTAACCCCTTGGGTGCTGTAATGACGAAGGCCGCAACTAAACCAGCGGCCGCAGCGCCTGCCAAAGTGGCAGCGCTTGCGGTGAAGCCAGAGGTTAAAGCTGAAGCCACGGAAGCGGCCACTGTAGCCGCCCCAACGGCAACGGCAACCGTTAGCGATGCCGACGCTATTTGGGTGCGCACCAAGCAAGGCGTCGCACGCCGCTGCCGTGCCGGCATGGTGTTCACCGCTGTGCCCGTGCAGTTACCGGTTGATGACTTGTCGCAAGACCAGCTCGACGCGATAGAAGCCGACCCCTTGCTTGAAGCCGTGGATACGCCAGTTGCTGACGCGGCGAACGAGGCCGCAGAGTAAGCCATGTTGACCTACAAGCGGGGCGACACGATCGCTCTTGTTGCCCCGCTGCTTTTAAACAAAGTCCCGCAGCCTGCGACAGGCTGGCAGGGCTTTGGGCATATGGCGCTGGTGGGCGTGGATGGCGCGCCCGTGATTCCTTTCGCCTTTACGTGGGTACAAACCGCACCCGCAGGCATTGCCCGTTTTTTCTTAGACACAACCGCTGTGCCCGAAGGCCTGTACGAGACCGAGGTCGGGTTAAAGCGCGTGTCTGACGGCTTTGTGCTGACATCGCAAACCGAGCGCATCGAGATTAAAAAACGCGTCGGCCCTGTGCCCGCGTAGCCTGCTATGGACGGCTGGCAGCTCCCCCTCGCACCCGAGCAAGGTTTTAGCCTGGCACTGGCGCAGGAGCGCGTGGGCGTGATGCAGTTTTCCACTCCCAGCGAAGCCATGACGATGAATTTTTCGTCTGTCACGCTGGGGGCTAGGGGTGAGCGTGGATTGCCCGGTGAGCTGGAACCGTTTGTTGACGCGGACTCGCTCGTAGCCGCCACTTTATTTAACTGAGGACGTAAACCATGACACAACAAACCAATCTTGCCGCCGCGCTTTTGCGCTTGGTCAACGCGTCGAATGCGCTGAACACCCGCATTGGCACACTGACAGCGCTGACCACGACCGACAAAACGAGCGTCGTCGCCGCGCTGAACGAGGTCAAGGCGTCGATTGCGGGCTTCGCCACGATCAACGACGCCGCGACAGCCGCCGGCACGACATGGTCAAGCACCAAGATTCAAAATCAAATCACGGCAGCCATTACCGCGATTTTGAACGGCGCAGACAGCGCCAACGATACGCTGCTGGAGCTGGCAAATCGCATTACTGCGGTCGCACAGGCCGACGCCGGTTTGGTCAGCGCTGTAGCGGCGCAAACATTCACCGTTCCGCAGCAGGCGCAAGCCTGTGCCAACATCGGTATCGGCGACCCCGCTTGGAACTACGTGACAGCGATTGACGCAGGGCTCAACGCGGGCTTGTAATGGCTTCACTAAAAGATTCCGTCGCCGCCGCCCTTGCCAGGCTAACGACCGCGATCAACGCGGTTGATGCAAAGACGGGTGGCGGTGGCGGCGCGTCAATCGCCCAAGCCGTGCTCACTTTGCCATATTCACGGGGCGGCATGACCACGGTCAACGTGATTGCCGCCAGCGTCACGCCTGCCTCAAAAATTATCGCCAATTTAGTAGGTACTGAAGAAAACGAGGCAGACGATATTGACGATTGGTCGGTAACGGCAACCGCCCTAGCAGGGTCGATTGATTTCAACGTTTCTTGCCCAGGGCCTTTTTTGGGCGAAGTGGGCATTAACTACATGATCGGATAAAGAATGAGTACTTTTAAAAACGCCGACCAGGCTATTATTCCTGTGCGAGAAATGCGCACACTACCCGGCATTGTGGCACTGGCTTCTCTGGGCGCTCAGGTTGAATTCGATGTTAATGGCGACGAAAGCGCAGTTATACAGTTTGACGGCGGGGGCGGCACTTTAAATGCCACCTACGCTATTGAAGGCAGTATTGACGGCGCGACATTCCAGCCAATACCCATGTACCCCTTGCCCGCGTTTTGCAGTGGCGGCGTGATTCCTTTGGCGGCACAGCCGATGTTTTTAGAAGCTGTTAACGCGGCGTCGATCAAGCGAGCCGTGGTTGTATCGTGTGGACAGCTCAAAAAAATCAAAGTCCGTTTTGCGGGGTGGGTGGCAGGGTCTGCGAATGTGATGGTTAATAGCGATTCTGTTCAATCGCTTAGCCCGTACGCCCGTGACCAGCGCGCAGCAACCTTGATGGTGACGGCGACAGCGGCCGTGGGCGTGGCCGCTACCGCTACCTTACCAGCCGTTGCCGGATTGCGGCATTACGTTGACTTTGTGCAGGTATCGAAATTCAACGGCCTGGCGCTCACGGTAGGAACTGTACCCGTGTTGGTCACATCAACGAATATCCCCGGTACGCCTGTTATCAACTTCCCAGCGCCGGCTGAAGCGCAAGGTTTGGAGACGGTTCGCGATATGGACTTTGGCGGGCAGGGTATGGCGACGATTGCGATCGGCACCAGCACCACGATTGTTTGTCCCGCGACACCGGGCGTGATTTGGCGAGTTAACGTAGCGTATCGCTTAGGCCTGTAAATACACCCGTAAAGAGCCCGTGAATATCTAAAGCTCTTTACTGTCCCACAGAGGGCAATACCGCGACAGTAGCGGTATGCCTGCACTCACTGCCACACCCTACGCCACGCAAGCCGACCTTGAGTCGCGCTACAGCGAGCGTGATTTGCGCATGGTCACCGACCCGCAGGCGCAAAGCATTGATGACAACCGCACCAAGCAAGCCCTAGACGACGCACAGAGCGAGATCGACAGCCACTTGGGGCAAAGATACCAGCTACCCCTGCAAACGCTTGCAGCAAGCGCATTAGACCCCCTGGTGCCTTTTGTGGCGGCGCTGCTGGCCACGCCAATGGTTTTAAAACGCTTGAGCTGTGACATTGCCATCTACCGCCTGCAGACGCTGCGCCCGGCGGATGACGTGAAAGACGCCCGCCACCGCTACGAAGACACCTTGAAGACCCTGCGCATGATGGCCAAGGGCGAAATACAAATTCCCGGTGCATTGCTTGTACCCGGCGTTTCCACACTGGGCGATGACGCCGCCTTGTCGGCTGGTTCGGCTGATTTTGGCGCTGAAAACCTGAGCCCGTTTGCGCGGAGTCGTCGTTAATGGCCAGCGTGATTCAACAAGTCGAAGCGGCACTGGTGGCCCGCTTGGCTGAGGCGTTCACCACGCCTGGTAAGCCGCACCCGATCGTGGATGTGCTGGCATGGCCTAGCGACCCACGCACGTTCAAGATGCAGCACCCCGTGGGCGCGTGCATGGTGATCTACCGTGGCCTGACCGATGACGACCACTCTGCAATGGCGGGGCAGCGCGTTGAGCAAGAGGCTTCTTACGAGATTGGCATTTTGGCGCGTACCCTGCGCGAGCACCAGCCACCGCAAGGCGCGGAGCTGGGCACGGGGGCGTATGACCTGCTGGATACCTGCCGCAAAGCCTTGATGGGCTGGCGCGTGCCGGTGGCATCGGGCGTGACCAAAGTTAAAAAAGACGCGTTTGACGACTATGTCGAGGGCGTGTGGGGCTACACCATTCAATTGACCGTGCCCCTCATGACGGTGCTTGATATTGCCGAATCTGACGAACCGTGGATGGCCGGTGACAGCACGCTCAACACGATGGGCTACGTGGGCGCTGGTGAGCGCCTAGGCGACAGTACCACGGTGCTGCCAGACCCTGAAGCAGCTTTTACGCCCTACGTCCCGCCCGTGCCAATACCGCGCGATTACCCCTAAACCTTCCCCGCCACTTTCAACCAAGTTACCCCTAGGAGAACCCATGAAACTGAAAAAGTATGTGTACAAAGGCCCCGATTCTGGCATCACGGTCGTGCTTGCCGCCGCTGTGGCCGCTACGGCTACTACCGCAGAAGTGCCGGTCAAGCAGCTCGACGTGGTGCTGCGTCACGGCGAAGTGGCCGAGTTGCCGGAAGACAACGACGCGGTGAAAACCCTTGAAGCTAAGGGCTTCTTGAAGGCGGTTGACGAAGCCGCTACCGCCCCCGCCGCCCTTGCGGTAACCGACGCCGCTGTTAAAGCTGGCAAGAAATAAGGAGTTCACACCATGCCTGCAAATTTTTTACACGGCGTAGAGACGATTGAGATCAACGATGGCCCACGCCCGGTGCGCCTGGTCAAGTCGTCCGTCATCGGCTTGATCGGCACGGCCAATGCCGGTGCGATTGAGCAAAACATCTTGGTCACCAAGTACGCCGATATCGCCCAGTTCGGCACCGAAGCAGCCGGCTTGACGCTGGTGCGCGAGTTGAAACGCATTTTCAGCCAGAAGCCCACCGTGGTGATTGTGCGCAACGTGTACGACCCTGTGGTGCACTTGACACCCGCTGGCGTATTGCCAGGCAGCATCATCGGCGGCGTGGAAGCGTTGACTGGCAAGCGCCTTGGCTTGCAAGGTTTCCGCGACTGCTATCAAGAGTTTGGCTTCTTACCGAAGATTTTGATCGCGCCTGGTTGGAGTTCGCTCACCGCTGTCAGCGCGGCTTTGATTTCAATGGCCACCGCTTTGCGTGCTATCACCTTTGTGGATGCGCCTATCGGTGTGACCGTGCAGCAGGCCATCACAGGCCGCGGCGTGTTGGGTACGATCAACTTCAACACCAGCTCCGATCGCGTCGGCCTGTGCTACCCCCACGTGAAGGTGTACAACACCTCTACCAACCTTGAAGAGTTGGCCTCGCTCAGCTCGTTCATGGCGGGTATGTGGTCGCGCGTGGATCAGGAGAACGGCTACTGGTGGTCAGGCTCCAACCGCGAATTGCTGGATGTGACAGGCGTTGAAAGCCCGATCGAGTTCATGGTGAACGATGGCAACTGCGAGGCGAACTTGCTCAACGAGGCGGGCATCATCACCATCGCCAACAGTTTCGGTACCGGAATTCGCACTTGGGGCAACCGCAGCGCGTCATGGCCACAAAGCAGCCACCAAAAGAACTTCCTCAACGTGCGCCGTACAGCCGACATCATTGCTGAGTCGCTTGAGCTGGCGACCATGCAGTTCTTGGATGGTCCACTGAACAACGCCCGCATTGACGACATCTTGGAGACCGGCCGCCGCTTCCTGCGCCACCAGCGTGCCAATGGTGCGATCCAAGACGGCAGCGTGTGGCTGGACAAGGACCTGAACACGGCGGAGACGCTGTCCAGCGGCCACCTGTTGCCAAGCTATGACTTCGCACCCTTCAGCCCGCTGGAGCGTGTGAGCTACCAAGCCCGCATCAACACCGAGTACCTCAAGCAGTTGTTGCAAGGCCGTGACAAGGCCGCCGTTACCGCGGCCAACACGTAATTGACTATTTTCACGGAGTAAAAACCAATGTCACAAATCAAACTCAACCGCATCACCAATGCGAACATTTATTTTGACGGCAACAGCCTGCTTGGCCGCGCTGAAGAAATCAAGTTGCCGGAAATCAGCGCCATGATGACGGAGCACAAAGCGCTTGGCATGGTCGGCAAGATCGAGCTGCCTAGCGGTTTCGACAAGATGGAAGGCGACTTGAAGTGGAACAGCTTCTACGAGGACGCCTGGCTCAAAGTAGCCAACCCGTTCGCCTCGGTGCAGCTGCAATGCCGTTCTAACGTGGAAACCTACACAGCACAAGGCCGAGTTCAGCAGCAAGCGCTGGTGACCTTTCTAACTGTCGCGTTCAAAAAGAACCCGCTTGGCACTTTCAAGCAGCATGACAACGCCGAGTTCAACAGCGCGTTTGCCTGTTACTACATTCGTCAGCAGTTGAACGGGGTGGACGTGGTTGAATTTGACGCGATGGCAAATATCTACAAGGTTGGCGGCATTGACCAGTTGGATATTTACCGCGCGAACTTGGGAGGCTAAGCGATCATGAATAGCCCATCAACTCAAAATCAAGCCGTTAATTTGGTTGCCGCAGCGGTAGCGCCACCTGGCGGTGAAGTGCCCGCGGGCATGGTGCGCGTCGTGCTTGACATGCCGTTAAACACGCCTAATGGCGTCGTTGAGACCATTACACTGCGTCGCGGCAAGGCTAAGGACATGATGGCCGCGCAGCGCTTAGAAAGCGACGCCGCGCGAAGCGAAATACTCTTGATCAGCATGCTGACGCAAGAAAAAGTAACCGCAGAAGACTTGGAGGAACTGGATATGGCCGACTTGGCCGAAGTCCAGGCCGTCTTTCAGGGCTTGTTTATCCGTAAGTCAAGTCGGAAAGTTGCCAAACTTGCAGGAGATGTGGCAGGCAAAGGGGCTGCTGGCTAAGTGGTTTGGATTCCAGCCATCGGAGCTGGATGAGATGGAGATGTCAGATTTTTCTCGCTGGTGTGACCTAGCCAGCGAGCAGATCAAACAGAGGGAGACGCCAAGCCAAGGCGCTTAGCCAGCCAGGCGTAGGGGGCGGGAATCAAAGGCATCAAGAGAACTTTTGAAATGATGCCAGTGATCAGCCCAAACGATACAAAACCAATGGCTATGACAAAAGGATCGTTGATGACGGTGGCTAACAGATGGGAAGGGTTTTCAATGAGCATAGCTATAAAAAATAAAACGCCGCCAATCAGCCAGTGCGCCCAAAAACGCAATGGTGCGGCGGCGGCCAATGTGTTCTCGTGATCCACAGTAATTTCAGCAAAAGTTTTCATGTCTAAGACCCTCACACTCGGAATTGTAATCTCTGCCCTTGGCTTCGGCGGGGCTGCCGCAGCCTTTGGGACAGTGAATGAGCGCGTTGGAAGTATAGGCAAAACGATGGAAAAACTCAAGGGGCAGCAAAAAGCCGCCCTGCAGAGCATGGACAGAGAGTGGGTTTACGGCGGTAATTCGGTCAAAAAATACGCCAATGAGGTGGATAGATTAGACAAGAAGCTGCAGCAGCTTGCCACCCGCAAGCACCGGTTAGAGACATTAGGCGCGGAGCACGACGCAAGTCGCGCCAACTTACGCAACCAATATGGAAACGCTGCCGCAGCGGTCGGCATTGGCGCGTCTATGGCCTTGCCAGGCGTGCGAGCGGCCAAATTTGAAGACCGCGTCAAACAAATCAGTATCGTTGGCGAGCTATACAAGCAAGGCGGCGCTGAAGCTGAGATGGCGAACGCCATTCGCCAAGCGGCCGTGAAATACGCGGTGCAGCAAGATAAAGTTGCCGAGGGCGTAGAACGGCTGGTAGCGCAAGGCATGGATCCTAAAACCGCCCAAAAGTATGCTGGGCTGCTGGCACAGGTGAACACTGCCACCCGCACCGACATGGGCGAGCTGGCTGAGCTGGTGTACACCTTACAAACCAAATTCAAGCTGACGACCGAGGGCGATGTGATGCAGGCGGTTAACGCCTTGGCCAAGGCGGGCAAGCTTGGCCAGTACGAGCTGAAGCAAATGGCTAAAAGCTTCCCAGAGCTGGGCGGCGCAGCTGCTTCCTTCGGCTCAAAAGGCTTAGACGGCGTTCGTGAGATGGGCATGATGATGCAAGTTATGCGGGCTGGCGCCGGCACTACTGGCGACGCTGACACGAACATGCGCAACTGGTTTAGTCACATGTCAGCAAAAAGCACGCAAGACCATTTCCAAAAGGTCGGCATCAACTTTGAAAAAGAAAAACTCAAAGTCATGATTGAGAAGCGCACCTCCGCGATCGAGGCGAGCTTTATGGTTTTTGATGAGTATCTGAACCGCGTGACAGAGCAGGGCTTTGTCAAAACCACGAACAAAAAGGGCAAGTCTGAAATGGTCGACGTTCGTAAAGAGCTTGATCAGGTGATGGAGATTGCCAAAAAAGAGGGACTGCAGGGCGAGGCACTGCAAGACCGCGTTAAATCTTCCGTTGAGCGTATGGGCTTGTCAGCCGTGCTCCAGGACATTCAAGCCACACAGGCGTATTTGGCCTACAGAAACGGCAAAGGCAAATACGCTGAAGGCCGCAAGGAGCTGGAGAAAAGCAGCACAAACGACACTGTCGCAAATGACTATGCCGAGCAGATGAAGCTTGCTACTGTACAGACCGAGTACATGAAGGTAGCGACAAATGATTTGATGATTGAGGTGGGTAATCGGCTTGCACCAATTTTTGGCGTTGCAGCCTACTGGATAGGGCGAACCACTTCAGGCTTATCGGGGCTCATGAAGGAATATCCAAAGGCGGCAAGCGGGGGCATCGCTGTTGTCGGCACACTGGCAGTATTAGCCGCCGGTTTCTTCGGCGTAGGCGTGGCTATGGCCGCGTTTCGTGTGGGGAGTACAGCGTTACGAATGATGCCGCTTCTTGGCGGTGGGCTAAGCATGATGGCGAGGGGCGCTGTTTGGCTGGGCACGGTGTTGCGGGGTACGCTGCTATTTGGGCTGCGCTTGGCGGGTCAAGCCGTGCTTTGGCTCGGCCGCGCTTTGCTGATGAACCCGATCGGTTTAATCATCACGGGCATTGCCGTTTCGGCTTTCCTGCTTTACAAATACTGGGCACCCATCAGTGGCTTTTTTGCAAAGGGCTGGGCGCTGGTCAAGGCTTCATTCTTCAACACCTGGAGCTGGTTTAAAACGCTACCAAGCATGTTCAAGCAAATGGGCGTTGACTTGATAGACGGCCTCATTGGCGGTGTGACATCCAAACTGCAGGCCGCGAAAACAACAATCGTTGGTTTCGGTAATGACATTAAAGGCTGGTTTTCGTCCACGCTGGGCATCAAGAGCCCAAGCCGCGTGTTCATGGGCTTTGGCTCAAACATCGGGCAAGGCGCTGAGATAGGTATTAAAAACTCGGTGCCAGGCGTCAAGAGCGCGGTCAGCAAGCTGGCCGGCGTGGCCTTGGCCGGCGCTGCCTTCGCGGGCGGTAGCCTAGCGATGGCAGGTGGCCACGGCGCCGCTGGCGGCATCAACATTACTTTCGCCCCGCAGATCACCATCACAGGCGGCGGCGCCGGCGTTAGTGAAGGCGTGCAACAGGCCTTGAACATGAGCGTGCGAGACCTAGAGCGTATGATGCGTCGCGTCATGGCCGAGCAGTCACGGGTGGCATTCTGATGGAACAACAATTTGCACTTTTAGGCGATATCGCATTTAACCTGATCACCTATTTGCCGGGCTTTGACCACACTGTGGGGGCTAGCTTCGCGGAGCATGCTTTGATTGAGCGCAAGCCCCGCCTGCAGTGGGTGGGCGATGAACTTGATGAAATCACCATAGACCTGTCGTTCCACGCGGGGTTTTGCCAGCCGGAAGCCGAAATGGCACGCCTTCGCAATGCGGTGCGGGCGCATGAGGCGTTGACCTTTATGTTCGCAAACGGGCATATTGTGGGCGACTATGTGCTGCTGCAGCTGAAGCAAACGGCATCACAAACCATGACAGACGGCACGCTGATCGCGGTGACCGGCCAGCTCACGATGAAAGAGTACGTGGTTGATTTGCCAAACTACGTTGATGCGTTTACGGAGATGCGCCCTGCAGTAGCTGTTGAAACTGCCACAGGTGAACCGGCGCAAACGGTTTACACCGAGCCGGAGGTGCGTGGCGAAGCAGAAAACCCAGTACGTGGTGGCGATTTGGGCGGTGAGCAATGACCACAAAAATCAAGGCACTCAAGCACATCACGACCGAGGGCGAGCGCTGGGATACTTTGGCGTGGCGTTATTACGGCAACCCGTTTGACTATGGCCGCATTGCCGAGGCCAACCCGTCGTTAAATTTGACGCCCTACCTGCCCAGCGGCCGCGTGGTGCTGATTCCGCTGCTGACCACCGCTACCCAGCAAGCCGCCCGCGACTTGGCCAATGTGCCGCCGTGGATGCGTCCGTAAAAGGGGTTTGCAGTCTATGAAACAAGACGTTTTAGAGCCAGCGGTATGGCTGACGTACCAGGGCAAAGACTTCACCCAGTACGTTGAAAAGCACTTGATCTGCTTGACCTTCGTGGACGTGCTGGAGGGCGAAAGCGACAGCTTGGACTTTGAGCTGGAAGACGCCGATCGCAAATGGCAAGGCGAGTGGTACCCGCAACATGGCGATGTGGTTTCGGCCGAGATTTTCTACGAGCGGGGTGATTTGGCAGGGCCGCGGCTGCACTGCGGCGTGTTTGACATTGACGAAGCCGAACTCTCAGGCGTGCCCGATGTGATTCAAATCAAGGCGCTGGGCGCGAACGTGAAGCGCAAGCTGCGCTCACGCCAGGGCAAGGCCTACGAAGAAACCACGCTGGCCGCCATCGCCGGTGAGGTGGCCGGCCGCAACGGGCTGGAGCTGGTGGGCGATATTCAAGACGTAGAGATCGCCCGCGTGACGCAGGTGTATGAGCAGGACTTGCCCTTCATCAAGCGCTTGGCCGATGAGTACGGCCACGGCATGAATGTGAAGCGCGGCCAGCTTCGCATGTTCAAACGGGTTGACCTGAAGGCTCGGGGCCCCATTCGCACCATCTTGCGCAAAGAAGTGACGAGCTTTCGCTTCAGAGACAAAATCAGCACGATCGTGGAAAGCGCCAAGGTGACCTACCACGACCCGTTGGTGAAGGACATCTACATCGGTGAAATGGCTGACGATGAAGACGGCAAAAAGAAGCGCCACAGCACTGACGAACTGAAGATCAACATCCGCGCCGAGACGCCAGAGCAAGCGCAGATCAAAGCCGAATCTGCCCTGGACAAAGCCAATGAAGACCAAACCACCTGCACCCTGTGCATGATGGGCGAGGCCTGGCAGGAAGCCGGCATCAACGTGCAGCTCGAAGGCTGGAAGGCATTGGACGGCAAATACCAGATCGACAAAGCCACCCACACCGTGACACGCGGCGTGGGCTGGAGCTGCACCTTAGACATGAAACGGATCAGAGAATGAGCTACACCGCCCGCCACGATATCCAAAACCTTGACCGCAGTGTAGGGAAGAACACGGCACTGGTGAGCTTTAAAAATGGTATTGTCGAGGAAAGCAAGCCGGGCTGGGCGATCATTCGCTTCCCCGATATTGACGATCTGCTGACGCAATGGCTACCGGTGGTGCACAGCAAAACACAGGATGACAAGCAGTTTTGGACGCTTGATATTGGTGAGCAGGTCAAGTGCCTGATGGATGACCGCTTAGAGGACGGCTGCATTTTGGGCGCGATCTACTCGGAGGTCGATATTCCTCCGACCGACGACCCCGACGAATACGGCATCACCTTCAAAGATGGCGCTTGGTTTTCGTACAACCGCAGGACGGGGCTGTTTACCGCGCTGATCATCGGCGACGCCATCATCGAGGTGGGCGCGAATTTGACCGCCAAAGTCAGCGGCAAAGCGGATGTGGATGTGGCCGGCAACTTGCTAGCCAAGGTCGGCGGCACATCGTTTGTGGACAGCGCGGGTAATGTGACCCTGAAAGCGCCCAAGGTGACGCTGGATACGCCTGAGGTGCATTGTTTGCACGCGCTGAAGGTGACAGGTGCTATCACTGCACAAAGCACGCTGTCAGTGGCCGGTAATGTGACCGCTGGCGGCGCGATCGTGGCTGTTGGCACGGTGACCGCCCAGGGCGTGGTTCTTTCCTAAAACTCCCGACTGAGACTGGGGATTATCTAAAGCGCTTTACTGTCAGTAAAGCAGGGTCAAGGGCAACATAGCCCTATGCCCCAAATTGCCAGTAACTTAGACAGCTTAAGCACCCGCTTTGCGCAATGTGCGCTCAGCACGGCTTTGCTGAACCCAAATACATCGGGCTTGCTGGGTAACCGCCTTGGTACGTTGGTCACGGACGCAGACGATATCAACCAATGCCTGCACATCATTTTCCTCACCCCCAAGGGTAGCGACGTCCACCGGCCGCTGTTTGGCTGCGACTGGTACAAGTGGATTGATTCACCCGTCAACATCGCCCGCCCGCACATCGTGCGCGAGGTGGCCGACGCCATCAAGCGCTGGGAGCCCCGCATTGAGCTGGTGCGCGTGCAGCTGCTGCAGGTGGATGAGATCAACATGTCGCACAAGCTGCTGCTGCTGGACTGGCGCTTTGCGCAAGGTGTGGCTGAGCAAATTTACTCAAGCAATATCTCGCTGAGTGACCTGACATCGACGCTGGCCGGAGTGGTGCAATGAGTTTATTAGACCGCACCCTGCCAGAGCCAAACTTTGTCGACCGTGACGCCGACGCGATCACCCGCGACCTGGTGCGCCTGTACGAGGAATTGACTGGCCTGACCCTGTACCCAGCACAGGCCGAACGCCTGCTGGTGAACGTGATCGCCTACCGCGACAAGCTGATGCGCGAGGCGATTCAAGACGCCGCCAAGCTCAACCTGGTGCGCTACAGCCGCGCCCCGATATTGGATTACCTGGGCGAAAACATCGGTGTGCCGCGCTTGAGTGCCGCGCCTGCCCTGTGTACGCTGCGTTTCACTTTTAGCGCTGCGCCGCTGGTCAATACCGCCATTGCAGCCGGCACGGCCGTGGCGGCAGGTGGTGGCGGTGCGACTACCTCCTTGATGTTTGCGACCACCAACGCGGCCACCGTGCCCGCCGGTAGTTTGACCTATGACGTGCCAGCCACCTGCCAAACCGTGGGCGCGAAGGGTAATGGCTTTGTGGCCGGCCAAATTAACAAGCTGCAAAGCGCCACACCTGGCCTGCAAGTGACCAGCGTGACCAACACCAACACGACCAGCGCCGGCGCAGACGCTGAGAACGACGACCGGCTGAAACAGCGCATTGTGCTGGCACCGGAGCAGTTCAGCAACGCCGGAAGTATTGAGGCGTACAAGTTCTTTTCACTGGGCGCAAACGCCGACATCATCGACGTTGAGGTGATCAGCCCCACGCCGGGCGAGGTCGCCATTTACCCGCTCACGCGTACTGGCTTGCCCAGCGCGGCCGTGCTGGGCCAAGTGCTGGCCGCCTGCAATGGCGAGCGTGTACGTCCGCTGTGCGATACCGTGACCAGCAACACACCCGTCGTTCGCCCCTTCGCCTTGACTGTGCAGCTCACGCTGTATAGCGGCGCGGATGTGGCCATCGCCCAAGACCTCGCCACCAAGGCCGCAAACGCCTATTTGGCGCGAGTTACCGGTAAATTGGGTGTGGACGTGGTACCGAGCCAGATTGAGAGCGCTATGGACGTGTACGGCGTGTACCGCGTGGCCGTGGTGTCGCCCGCCGCGCCCTTGGTGCTGGAGAAAAACGAGTGGCCACAATGCACGGCCGTGACGATTACTGTGGTGGGTGAGGTGCAAGGATGACGACTTTCGTTAAACCTTCGCTTTTGCCACCGCCGCTGCGCCGTGACCTGAACTTCAGGGCACAAGAAGCGCTGAACGCCACCACCAGCAAGCTACCGCTGCGGCCTATCGTGGTGTATGACTTTGACCATGTCGAAGCCAGCGCCTTGCCGCACTTGGCCGAGCAGTTCAACGTGCTGGGTGATTTGGGCTGGGAACTGGCCGACTCCGAAGCCAAGAAGCGCGAATACCTGAAAGAGGCCATCGCGCTAAAACGCCTCAAAGGCACACCGCACGCTATCCGCGAGATTTTTAGACTGCTGCAGCTGGGCGAAGTGGTGATTCAAGAAGGCCGTGGCGGCAAGCTGCACGACGGCACCTACACCCGCGACAGCTTTGTCGTTTATGACGGCCGGCAGCGCGATTGGGCGATCTACCGCGTGATCGTCAACGTGATTATGACTGTGGCTATGGCCACAAAGGCTCGGGCGCTGCTGGAGCGTTGGGCACCGGCCCGCTGCCATCTATGGAGCTTGGAAGCCGGCACTGGCGTGCTGATTCATAACGCTGTGGCAACCCGCGACGGCTCTTACACCTACGGTACTTATTGATTTTGGAGCTATTTCCCCATGACTGATATTGCACAAACGAACGACCACTACCCAGAAGGCGTCTACCTTTTGGCGGTAACCGACCCGGTTCTGGGCGGGGTAGATGGCCCGGACAACAAAGCGCCGATCGCATTGGCGAATCGAACACACTACCAGCGTATGCGCAATGTGACGCCTTGGCGGCCAGGGGCGGGTAACGAATACCCTGCGCACGCCTATGTGCAGCACGGCGGCACAACGTGGAAAAGCAAGGTCGCCAACGCTGATATTGAGCCCGGTACTGACCCAACAAAGTGGATTCGATGGGGCTACACCGCTGACGAATTGTTGGCTTATTTAAACGATTACATCATTTCTGGCGTGTTGAACCAGTACGCGCTGGATACTGATTTGGCCGCGTATTTGCTCAAAAACGAGTTTGACACCTACGTTTTTAATAAAGGCATCCGCTTCAGCGCAGCAGTATGCCCGAACGGCGGTCCATCAATGGCGCCAATGAACATTGCCGCACCGACCTTGGCATTGCCGTACAACGTGTACAAGAGTGCGTTGGGCGAGGTTTGGATGTACCTAGATAACACGTGGCGTGTGGTGGCGAACCGTTACAAGCTCGCGGACATCGCCTACACCACTGCCAACGGCAACCAAACCGTCACAATTTTTACCTACACCGCGCACCGCGCTGGAACGATTTCTGCGCATTTTTACACGTCAGCCCTCGGCGGGGGTGGCGGTTCTTATTTGCAGTGCGCCATTTATAAAAATGGCGGTCCTACCCGTTATATGACTAACGCACGCGTTAGCGTTGTAGAGGGTATGGATGTGACCACATCAGCCATTCACGCAGTAGCTGAAAACGACGTTCTCACTTTCATCGCAACCGGCAGTAACTGCGGACAAATTAGCGCGATGCACTCCCTTTCATACATCGATTAAGGCTTAAATTTATGAAATATTTAGCAGATGCATTTTTAGGTTACCGTGCCGTTGCGGAAGATTCAGACGAGTACATTGCTTTAATGGCGGTTCATGAAGACCGCCGCCCTACATTTCTGGACGCGACTGACCCGCTGGTAGTGGCATTTTTGGCTGCACAGCCGTCCGCTATCTCTTTGGCGTGGAATCGCATCAAAGTAGAGCGCGACCGTCGCATCCAAACCGGCGGCTACAAAGTCGGCACGAAGTGGTACCACTCCGACACGTTCAGCCGCACCCAGCAAATGGGGCTGGTGATGCTGGGCGCGAACATGCCGGCCAACACGCCGTGGAAGACGATGGACGGCTCGTTTGTCGTGATGACACAGACGCTGGCCGGTCAAATCTTTGGCACGGCGGCGGCCTCTGATATCGCAATATTTACGGCTTGTGAGGTGCACAAGGCGGCAATGGAGGCGAGCGCTGATCCGGCTGCTTATAGCTTCACAGGCGGTTGGCCTGTCATTTACGGCGCTTAAAGATGATCATCCTCGGCTACATCGGCAACCACGACAAGGACACGCTACCCGTGCGCCTTGGCTGGGCGCTGACGCGGGCGGGGCAGCGTGGCGCTTACAAGCGGGTGACGCACACGGAATCGGTGTTAGCTGGCAACAACTACAAGAGCTGCACGATCGCGAGCAGCTCGGCGCGTGACAAAGGCGTACGCATCAAAGAAAACATTGCCTTGACCAAGGGCAACTGGATTGCGGCCGACGTGCCGTTGTGGGATGTGGCTATTGCTTGCGCGTGGTTCTTGGCTCGGCTGGGTTGCCAATACGACTGGCTTGGCGCGGTGGGCTCCATCATCTTTTTCGTGACTGGCCAAACGGGCAAGTACTTTTGCAACAACGCCACGGGTGAGCCGTTCATTCAAGAGTCAAAGCAATACCCACCGGCCAAGTTTTGGGCGATTGCCATGTCGATGCCGGGCGCACGCGACGTAACCGATGAATTTTTCAAAGACTAAAGGAGTTATTTATGAGATTTAGATATAAATTCATCTTTGGCGGCGCGATACTCACGCTGATTGCCTTGCTGTCAACCAACCCGGATTACGGTTTTATTTACGCTCTGCCATTCGGGGCGGATGAGATCACATGGGCGCTGCGTATCTCTCGCGGCTTGGTGGTATTGGCATTTGTCTATTGGGCTACAAAGGCATGGAACGATTACCCGGAGGGCGACACGCAAGCCATGCTGCAAAAGGCTAAGGAGACGCCAGAGGGAGCCGGTCGGGCTTTGATTTACAAAGGCATCATTTTTTTTGGCTTGGTTTATTTGTTTGTTGGGGTGGTTAACGCGCAGGAAGTGCCCAAGCAGGCGCTGCCATATTTGCCAGTGCTGAAGGCCGAGCAGGTCAAATACTGGCCGCAACACCCCGCGCCTGAGCAGCTGGGCGGTTTGGTTGACCACGAATCTGCCTGCCCACGCGTTCGCTCATGCTGGAGCCCGGCCGCGCAGCTGAAAACAAAGCGCGAGGAAGGCGCAGGCTTTGGCCAAATCACCCGTGCTTACCGCAAAGACGGCGGCTTGCGCTTTGACGCCCTGGCTGAGATGCGATCGGCGCACCCGGCGCTGGGCGGCTGGAGCTGGAGCAACGCTTACCAGCGGCCGGATTACCAGCTGCGTGCCGTGGTGCTGAAAAGCCTGGACAACTTCAAGGCGCTGCGCATGGTGGCCGACCCGATGGAGCGTTTGAACTTTGCCGATGCCGGCTACAACGGCGGCATGGGCGGTGTCCAAAACGAACGCCGCGCCTGTGGGCTGAGTGCTGGCTGCAACCCGCAGCGCTGGTTTAACCACGTTGAACTGCATTGCCTCAAAAGCCGATCGGCTTTGTATGGCCAGCGCAGCGCTTGCGATATCAACCGGCACCACGTGCGCGATGTGGTGCTGGTGCGCAGCGCCAAGTACAAGCGGTGGCTGGCATGAACTTCAAGAAAGCCGGCCGGAAATTGTGGTTTGCAGTCGGGCTATCTCTTTTTTATGCGGCGATGTTCGCCATAAACCGTTTGACCGAAGCCGGATTTATTGCTTTGGTACTCCCCACATTTTTTGGCTATTTAGGCGCAAATGTGACTCAAAAGAGCATTCAAAAAGAGGTTAAACCATGAACCAACTTGACCACGACCCTGTCTTACAGGCCGCATTTGAGGGGAAGCCTGCGCAGCAGCTGGGCGAGCCAGTGAGCCGTGAAGATTGGCTTGCCGGTGAGACCGGACGCGGCTTTCTGGCCGCTTGCAAAAAACACCCCTACACAACGGCGTTTTCCGCGCTTGCTGTTTTAGTCGCACTTTGGGCTTTAGTCCGAGTGGTAAGCCCAGAAGCCGCGCCCTTGACGCAGCGCCCTGCTTCTAGCACCAACGAACATCAGTGTCCGCGTGACGAAATCGCATACATGCCCCCTGCTGCCAGTAAAAACAAGCAGCCCAAGCATGGCGCGACTAATGCATACGCGCCAAAGCAGCCCGCATTTCAAGACTACCAGCCGATGGCACCCGCGCCAGAGCCTACGCCAGGCGTACCCGCAATGGCGGCCGTTGAATCCCTTGAAAAGCCCAAATTGGTGATGCCGCTGACCCCAAGGCAGCAGGCCTATGAGAGCAGACAAGCCACCCGTTCCCGTTCATTTAACCAGGAGAAATAGCATGAAGAAATTACTTGTGATGGCCGTAATGGCCTGCGTTGCGGCTTTAGCAACTGGCTGCGCCTCGGCCGATTACGCCAAATATGCCGATACGCACATTGAGAAATCAAAAACCGAGGCAACTCGGTATGACGCGCTAGACAGCGTGGCACGCAATTCGACCGACCCAACGGTGAAGGTGGCGGCCGCAATGGCGCTGGCTTTTGCTGGTGTTGGCCAACAAAGCAACGGCATGGGCATTGCGCCGCCACAAAACCTGTTTCTTGAGTCACTCAAGGCACTGGGCGGCGTGGGCACATCGGTCTACGGGCTATGGAGCGGCAACTATCGGGCAACGATTGACGCCAGTCGAGGTGCGATTGACCCTGATGTGGCCAACAAAGGGCTTGATGTGCTAGTGCCGAAGTTCGGGACACAGTAAGGTTTATGGGACTTATTACCAGCTTTTTCACGGGCGGCACCACATGGATGTGGGCGGCTGTGCTGTGCTTTGCCACAGGCGGTGTGCTCGGTGGCACCGGCGCGTGGAAGCTGCAGGCCGGCAGCATCGCCGCCCTCAAGCTGGAGCATAGCCAGGCTGAAGATGCGGCCAAAGAAGTGAAACGCCTAGCCGAGCGTGCCTACCAACTTAAAAAGGACAAAGCCAATGACGCAGACGTTAAAACCCGCCAGACTATTGCTAGCGTTGACACTCGTGTCGGCGCTGAGCTTGACGGGCTGCGCAGCGCCCTCCGTGACAGCCGCGCCGCCAACAATACCCTCGGCACCTGCGTGGAACGAGCCGATACCCTCGAAAAGCTATTTGGAGAGCTTGGAGGCATGGCTAAAGGACTCGCAAAAGCAGCTGACGGGCATGTTGCCGACAAAACCAACTGCGCCGCCAGCTGGCCAGCGTTGAAGTAAATAAAAGGACGGGCGACCTGCGACGGTGCGCTAACACCGCCGCAAGCCCCTAATCGCAGAATAGACCTGCAAGTCGGCAAGACACGCCACTCTCGCGAGAGCGTGTTGAGCCTAACAGATTTTCAACGTGTGAAAACGACTTGCAAAAATGAAAGATATCAGATGTGGTGCTTGCTCGCGCAAGCTGGGTGCAGGACAATACACCTGTTTAGTAATTAAGTGCCCACGCTGCGGCGTGATGAACACTTTGAGGGTCGCCCCACCTGGGGGCAAGAACCCCACACCAGAGCGCCTTGGAGCGTCGATGTCTGAAAGGACAATACATGACGAAGACTCCAAAAACAAGCCTCCGACCCGGTGAAAACGGCTTTGCTTACCGGCAGCAATACGGCTTAGTCATCACGGCCAGAGACGAAATGCACCAATGCGCTCTATATAGTAGGCTGACCAAGCAGGGCCTAAAGGTCAAGGTGGTTTGCGTATGAAAATCGACGTTAAACACCAATGCGACGATTTCAACAGTTACCGCGCGGCGCGGGTGAAGTCATTGTTCAATGTCGAAACGGGCGCTAATTTCAGCCTAGAGGCCGATATCGACCTTGAGAGCGCACCGTGGCAAATCGGGGTGATTGTCGGCCCTAGCGGGTCAGGTAAGACCAGTATTGGGCGCAATTTGTGGGGAAAACACGCCCTGTACGCGCCTGAATGGCCAACTAATGCGCCCGTGATAGACGCCATCGCCCCTGAGGGCTCGTTTGACGAGGTCACAACCGCCTTATCTAGCGTCGGCTTGGGCAGCGTGCCCACATGGCTGCGGCCATACAGCGTGCTGTCCAACGGCGAACAGTTCCGTGCCAACTTGGCCAGACTGATCGCTGAAGCGCCAGAACAGGCCGTTTTGGATGAGTTCAGCAGCGTCGTCGACCGGCAAATCGCCCAGATCGGCGCGGGCGCGTTTGCCAAGGCGTGGCGGCGCACCAAGGGGCAAGTGGTGTTATTGAGCTGCCATTACGACATCTTGGACTGGGTACAGCCGGACTGGGTGTTTGACACCGGCAGCGGTAAGTTCTTACGGGGGTCACTTTGGCGGCGGCCACGACTGGGCGTCGAGCTTTGGCAAACCAACTGGCGGCATTGGCCAGTATTTGAGCCGCATCACTATCTAAAGCTGCCCCACATGATCGCGGCCACTAACTATGTAGCGACGGTCAACGGCGAGCTCGTAGCCCATGTAGGCGTGAGTACCAGGGCCGGCATGAAAGAAGCGCGGGCTTGCCGCCTTGTAGTCATGCCGCAATGGCAGGGTGCCGGGGTGGGCTTGCGATTCTTGGACGCAGTCTGCGAGCTGTGGCGTACCGGCCAAAACCGCTACAACAAGCCCATGCTGACCCTGTTCCACACCAGCCACCCCGGCTTAGCCACGGCGCTACGCCGATCGAGCAGCTGGACGCAGGTATCAGCTAATCTGGTGGGCAACAACAAAGCCCGCAGCATGGCCAGCATCGCCAAGTCGGCCGCTAAGGGCGGCTTTGTGAACCCCAAAGCGGGCTATGGTGGGCACTTCAGAGCCGTTCAAGGGTTTAGGTATCTAGGCAAAGAATAGCGACGGCAGGCTTAGAATCGCCCATAAATGAAAAAACCTTGCACACCGTGAAAGTGGCAAGGTTTTGATTTATCGCGCAAAATTAGGCTAAATTATCGCGAGCCGCTTCATCGGGGTTCAACGCAGCTATCGCAAAGATGCCATCATTGTTAACGAAACTGAAATTGGCGATGCGCTTTTTAT